TTTGAAATCCTACAAAAAATTTTTTTAAATCTTAAAGTTTTTCAAAAAGTGGTTGAGTTTAAAGTTTTCAGAACCACAATTTTCAACTATTTTTAAACCAAATAGTTTGTGGGTAAACGTTTGCCCGTAGGGCAAACGCTAACCGATGCCCATAGGGCATCGGGTAAACAACAAAGTTTGCATAGTTTGAGAAGTCTAGTCAAATTCAAGCGACTCGACTACATCTGACACGTTCTACTGTGATAGGTCGACCCGTCACAAAGGAATGGGTTATAGTATAATAAATGAATGATATGCAAGACAACGTAATCACTATCAGACCACTTGACCTTGATATAATCAACCCAAATCCACGTAATTATATGGATCCAAATCAAGGAGGCTCAAAAATTTTTATTATAGGCAAGCCGGGAAGTGGAAAATCGACCCTTATAAAATCGTTGTTCCACAACAAGAGTCAGATCATTCCGGTTGCGCAGGCAATGTCTGGAACAGAGTCAGAAACCGGTTTCTATAGAGAGTTTATTCCAGATCCCTACATTTATGATGAATATGACTCTGATGTCCTATCAAACTGTATTATACGTCAAAAAGGTGCCAGGAAACATATGCTCAATCCATGGACTATGCTAATCATAGATGATTGTATGGATGATCCAAGCGTGTTCAATAAACCACCCCAACCTGGCCTGTTCAAGAATGGTCGACATTGGAAAATGTTGTACATAATTTCACTCCAATACTCTCTTGATGTGAAACCACCCATGAGAGGTCTTATTGATGGAGTGTTTATTTTTCGAGAATCCAACTTCATCATTCGAAGGAAGTTATACGAAAATTATGCTGGAATCATACCATCTTTCAATTTATTTGAACAAATTATGGACTTTATCACCAGCGACTACACTGCTCTCTATATCCAAAATGCAACAAATACCAATGATTGGAGACAGTGCGTGTTCTACTACAAGGCTCCAATCATTGAAAATTTCAAGTTTGGTTGCCAAGAGTACAGAGGATATGCTCAGAAAATTCAAAAATAATTTAGATTAGTTTTAACCTTCAAAAAGGTTAAAACTAAGAATAGGGTGATTTAAAGTCTAATATTTTTACAAAATAATACAAATAATTTTGTAAAGTTCAAAGAAATTTAAAAAATCAATATGTTTTCAGTCCTTGAAGACGTTCCAAAAGATTTTGTGGTCGTTTTGAAGGATCTTTTTGGAGACAATCATAGATAAGGTCACTAAAACTTTGTGGTAATTTATTGATTTTTTTAAAATTTAGGTTGTAATCAAGCACATCTTCTTCCCGTAAAAATGGGTACTTCATTAAGGTCAAAAAGTGTAACATTATTCCAAAACACCAAATTGTGTGATCCCATGGTTTATAAGAACCATTTTCAACAAATTCAAAAGGTATATATTCCAAGGTCCCTTTATAATCTTCATAATATTTTTCAACTGGTTTTGCCACTCCAAAGTCAATAATGACTACTTCTTCTCCATCAATTAAAATATTTTCAGGTTTAAGATCATTGTGATGGATTCCAAGGTCATGAATACTTTTAATTTTATGGTAAACTTTAATCATATAATTGATTATTTGTTTCAAGTATGTATGATAAAAAAAATTTGACTGGTAAGCTTCATACCGAACCAAATCTATAATTTTTTTTCGATGAGAACAAGCAATACTTTCAAGTGATCTTCCACCATCTTCCATCACCAAAATATAGTGGTCATCATCATCATAATAGTCATATAATTTTATTCCATCCAACTTCTCGTGAATTTTTACCATGAATTCAGCTTCTTTACTTACTTTTGTATTGAGATCAATTAAAAGCTTACCATCGCCTTTAATTGCACTTGGATTAAAATAGGGATCAAGACAGCCAGGAAAAAAATCTTTTTTAGATGATCGTTTCAAGATCAAATACTCACCAGTAAAACGATCCATGACTTTATGGATCGTTCCATACCCTCCTTCATCAAAATATTCCAAATACATGCAATAATCGGAAAGGCTGCAGTCCAACCACAAACCTTCACTAATATATTTTTTTACCGTTTTCTCGGCAAATTCGTCTGCAAACAGTGACATCACCATTTTTTTCTTGTGATTTATTTAAGAAAAAATTTCAATTATTTTGTCTCTGCCCCACCACTTATACAAATAATAAAGATGAATACAAACTTTATATCAGTAGTCACCGATGATGGTGTCGAACATACTATACGAGTAGCCGGCACGGTCTACGAACCCTATTTTGTGGGTGTCGATGTGTGCAAAATTATGGAGATTTCAGACTTTAAACAAGCGATTCAAAATCATGCTAAAAGCATCCACAAAACAACCCTTAAAAATTTACTCGATGAAGAAAATAATGGTGTTATGGTACCCTTTGAGGTGGGAGTGTTTAATACCCCCACCTCGTTAGGCGACTTTGACCTTAAAACTTTGTCACATAACGATGGACGAGTTGTGGTCCTCTCAGAACCAGGATTGTATTCTCTCTTGGAAGGTTCAAGACTCCATAAAAATAAGAAAAAAATAAAAGAAGCCGTGGAGAGGTGGCTTTTTACCATAAAATATGAAAACAACGATGGACTCCAAGATATTTTCAGTTTCATCTCTAAGCTTGACTTAACCATAGATATAACATCAAATTGGTTCAAAGATTTATGGTATCCACTCTCCAAGAGTCGGCCCCCCCCCCGGGGGGGGCCCAACGTGGTTGAAAATCAACCTATAATTGTTACTCAAAATTTACTCGAATGGATGGGTTATAAAGGTCGAGACCAGGCAGACAAACAAGAACACTTTTCGAGGTTACTTGAAAGCCTAAAAATTTCATATGACGAAATCGATTACAAGCACCCATTAGCGATCGAGTATCCAGGTGTTCAAAAAGAGTCGAAACAGCTTATACTTTCAAATAACCTTGAAAAGAAAAAATGGATTTGTATGGATCCTCGAGCCTTTAAAAAAGTCGTGTTGAGATTAAACACTGAAAACGCCGAAATTGTAAGAGACTACTATCTTAACCTCGAAGAAGCCATGTTTGCATACGGAGAGTACACGATGAATTTTCTGATTGATCGTAGAGATTTAGAATTATCTGGAATGGTGGCTCGGTTGTCCATAAAAGATACCGAACTGGAACAGGAAAAAGAGGCTAGATTGAAGGCCGAGAAGGAAGCTGAAGACCATAAACAATATTCTCTGATATTGAAAGAGTTGACTTTTAATAATCAAAAGAGACCATTAAATGAAGCAATTTATATTTCAACTTCAAAGGCTTACGCTAACCAAAATCGATATAAAGTTGGAGGAGTCGAAGGAATGGATAAATTGAAACCAAGATTTTCAGGTTACAATGGTCGCTCTTCAGTTGACGATTTGTGGTACTATTCAGACATATTTCGGGTGGCCAATTTTAGGGAGTGTGAGAAGCGTATAAATGATGTTTTAGGAAGATTCAGAGAACGCAAAAGTAAAGAGATATACGTGTTGCACTACAAGGATCTTAAAAGGTACGTGGAGTGGATAACTCAACATTATGAAGATGAAATTGAAAAATTCAATGAAGAGTTGGATATGCTTATATTCAACCTAAATCGACACAATTTGAGGCCATTTGTTCCACCTCCATATCAAGGCACATCCGCAACCATAACTCGTATTGTCGATGGTATACCAATCAATACAACTATCGATGACTCTGTTGAAGAACAATTCAAGCATAAAATTAAAGTGTATCTCGATACCTTGGATTCAACCTCAAAAACAATTAAGCGAACAGATTTATTTTCCAAGGTTGATTTTAACTTTAATAAAGTTGAAGCATGGCGATGGTTAAAAGAAATCATACCTCAACACAAACCTGAAATAAAGCTAAACTACAGGTAAATCCAAACAAAATAAAATATAATGGTCAAATAACCATAAAAATAAATGTTTCTACCTGAAAAAACAGAAAATTGATTGGCAACAACGGAGTAAATAAATAAGTAAGAATAAACCATGTATAAGTGTAGTAGTGTTGATGGTAAAATGAACCCAAACGCACGCAAGTGTATCGATAACTATGTTATGCAGTCCAAATTTAGGCAAATGTACCCTGATAAAGCCAAGGCTATTCAAGGTATGACTGTTCCAAGCTCTTGTTGCGACTCCATTGAAAGTATGATGGCGTTTGCGGATGAGAAGATTCAAAATCAAAAGTTCAAATTGGAGCAAGAAAAAAAATTCAGAGAAAGTATGGGTGCCCCAGTCAAGTTTGATAAATATGGCAAATATAAATACCAATAGTCCAAATCAACCATAATTAATATATTTTATTTATACCTTCCTTTTTATGCCTGAAAGGCATAAAAGGAAAACGTACCATAGACATCCACTTTTTGAAAAACTTAGTCGAGCCGATTGAATTTTGACTAGACTTCTCAAACTATGCAAACTTTGTTGTTTACCCGATGCCATCGGTTAACTTTTGCCTATAGGCAAAAGTTTATCCACAAACTATTGGTTTAAAAGTTGTTAAAAATAGTGGTTCTAAAAACTTTAAACTCAACCACTTTTTGAAAAACTTTAAGATTTAAAAAAATTTTTTGTAGGATTTCAAAATCTGACGATCGCAACTTTCAAATATTCGGATGATCGCAACTTTTGAAAATCTACGATTGTCTCTCAATTTTAATCGTCAACTTTCAAAATTCAGGATTTCAAAAAATTCAGAAAAATAAAAATTTAATGGTCAAAAATATTGGTCCCTTTTAGTTTATGGTTAAAAAATTCGTTTGTGGATAACCCTTTTGATACTAATGGGGTCATGCCCTGGAGGGGTATGGTCATATTTGATCATAAAGGCTTACCTTTTATGCCTTTCAGGCATAAAAGGGTTAAACGACAAAGTTTATGTAGATTGAGAGTCTGCTTATTATCTACTCGGGACAACTTGTCAGAGAGAAAGAGTTAATAAATGACAGAATTACAACCTATGGAAGTTGAAGTGGTCAATGGCCACAGACAAATGCGTCCCAAGCAAATGGAAGTTGAGGTGACAATTGACCATTTTTATGTTTTTGATAATATAGCTGTTTTTCCGGTTAAATCAGCAATTGATCACTTTCCAATATTTCAACAAAAAATATACAGTTCAGGGTATGATATAAGCCATAATCACATAATTATATTTGCAGCCGTCACATCCGAACACTTGATAACTCCAACCATATTCGATAATCTTCAATTGTTTGGTTGTGCAGTCTTTAATTTACAAACTAGAGCAGTCGATTACTTTAAGGTTGAAAACGAGTCTACGGCAGTTAAAACAAGACTATTGGATGTTATAACCAATAACATCCACGGCGATATTTTTATGGATATGGTCACCAAGAATCCAAATTTTGATGTTGATGCAACATACTTTGTTAAATATGGTTTTATTGAACCAAAATTAATAAATAATATTATACGTCTCAGATATGTGCCGAGACCATCCACTAAATTGACTCTTATGCAGATAAGGTCAGCTGTAGCCAGTTTGAAGCCTTCAAATATTTTGAGTTTGGATATGTTTATACCAAAGGTAGTGGCGGTCACACTATCAAAATGTCTCAAAGAAATTAACGAAGCAGCTGGTAATCTTTCAATTGTAAAATATATTCTTACAGGTACCGCTGTAATGGGTCTCAATTCCGACAATATAAAAAGCGGAGATGAAGGTTCGGTTGGCCTTCCAGAAAAATATTCTCCATTTGTGTTCCATACTCACCCTGATCACATTACTCGAGAATTTAAGACATTCATAAGTTGGCCAAGTGGCCAAGATATGATGGTAGTTGCACTCAGCTTCCTCCAATTTCGGGATCAATTGGTACATTTTGTTCCCAGCCCTGAAGGACTATGGTCAATACATGTTACACCTGAATTTCAAAAACTATTGGTCACTTTGAGGTCAAACAATTCTTTCCTATGCACTCAAACTATACTCGACGCCATCCACAAGGTCTTCACACAGTTTGAAACACCCAGATCGGCGCTTCAAATTGAGGCTATTGATAGATACAATGTTGGTGGTCAATATCTAGCAGCAACAAAAAATTACAAGCTATCCAATTTATTTGCCGATGTTCCACAACTCAACCAGGATTGCAAAGCTGAAGTATCTGTAGATGCACAGCTATTTAACGTAAGTTTAATCAAATGGAAACGCTTTTCTGAAACAGCTGATGAAGGTGTCTTTTTAACCTTTGATTATATTTCTGATATTGCTGGAGGACTATCACCATTCTTCTTCCCATTCTTTTAAATCCTACTCGTGTGATTTTTTATACCTAATAAAGGTATAAAAAATTTTAGTGTGGTAAGTCGACTGACTCGCACACATTCACACCGTGCACATTTTACTCATATAATAAATGGCTAATAAATGTGCTACATGGCATTCACAACCTCTTGTGAATCCACTCACAAACAGGAAGATAAAGAAAAATGGACCAAAGTATAAAGAGTTGGAGGACGAGTGTGGTCCACCACCTTCAAAATCTAGAAGGTCTCCATCACCTTCAAGAAGATCAAATACATCTAGAAGGTCTCCATCACCTTCAAAAAGATCAAATACATCTAGAAGGTCTCCATCACCTTCAAGAAGATCAAATACATCTAGAAGGTCAACAAGTCCACAACGACCAAGAGAATTGTATTGTGGTAACAATGCTCGAGATGAAGGATTAAGAAATGGGTCTAAA